AGGTTGGTGAAAACCTCCGGAGGAATTTTCGGGTTCAAAGCCATTGCCTGGATGTAGAAGAAGATCTCCTCTTGTGTCTTCTCAGCATCACTGAGGAATGGTTTTTCGAAAACGGACTCCCATTTTGACAGAGAGACCAGAGAGTGCTCGAGTTCGAGCGAATACTTGAGCGAGATGAACTCTTCCTTCTCTTCGTCGTACAGATCATCCAGTACAACGTCGATGGTGAGCACTCTCTGGTCTCCTTTCCGTCAAGAGACGGACGACTAGTAGACGATCTCCCAGTCGTTGTCGACGTTCGGGTCGAAGCGGTAGCCGGCGTTCGGCTCCGCCGTGATGAAGGTGTTCCCCGCGATGACCAACGGGCCGGCCGCCTGCGCCACGCCGTTGATGTAGTAGGTGACGCCGGTGATGTTCGGGATGGTGACGGTGTGCGTGCCCGAGTCGTAGGTCGGCTGCGTCGGCGTGGCTAGAGTGACCGTACCGGAGAACAGCGCGAGGACCTCGTCAGGCAGCGGAAGCCGCGGGTCCTGGCCCACCGTGCCGTAGAGCTCCTGCTCCAGAGTCGCCAGAGCCGTCGCGTTGACCTTGGTCGAGTCGATCGTGAGAGTCGCGGTCGGCTTGTGACCCGTGACGTTGACCGGGGTAGTGGTGATCGACCAGACGAAAGCGATGGCCGCCGGGGTGGCGTTGACGGAGGCGAAGTCCTTCTGCGAAGGAGCCGCCAGCGCGCCGTACACCAGGTGAAGCTTGTAGCCGAGATCGGTGCTCTCAGTGTCGTTCCCGATGAGCGTGCGGTAGCACAGACCGAAGGTCTTGCGGGTCTGCTGTGCGATCGCGACGCCCGGCTCGGGCTCGAAAGTACCGTCACACTGCCCGAACTGGTCCGGGTAGGTGTACGCCTCGATGTCCGCGGCGAACTCCTCGACGGAGATCAGGTTCAGGTACTTGATGTTGTCCGCGTAGGTCGCGGTGGCCGCTGCTCCAGTCGGCTTCTCGGTGATCTTGGACAGGCCGTTCCAGGCGTAACCCTCGCTGTAGTTGCCGCCAGCGTCCGGGATGTACAGAACGCCCTTGTCGATACCCGTCTCGTAGCGGCGGGTACCAGCTGCGTCCCAAACAAGTGCTGTCACGCTTTCCTTCTCCCTCAGTAGTACAAGTTGTAGACGTAGTGGTTGAGACCCTCAGCCACGAAGAACCGATTGTTGAGACACATCGGTAAACTGGCGACTTTGTCCTTGATCGGGGTGTCGGGATTCCGGTCAATGACAGTCACCGAGTAGCGGGTCGTGCGTACGAACGGGATGTTGTCGGCGAACTCCGCAACCTCGTTGTAGTAGTTGTAGATGATGCAGGGATATTGAATCTGATCATCTGTCGGAGGTTGGAAGTAGACGTTTGGCGCGAGTGTCTCCAAGAGCGCTTGAAGGTCAACCCTTTGGCCCATTGTAAACACCCCCCAATGTCACAAGCAGACGGGGACCTTGAACCTCGACGGCTGCAACAGCCCAGTAAGTCCCCGCCCACTTGACATATCGCATGGCAGCGAAATTCTCGTTCGCAAACGCGTCCGCAACGATGGATATCGAATTTCCGACGGTGATATCGTCGTTGAGCTGCTGTCCTTCCCGCAACTGGCGTGTGTTCCGAACCACGTCTCCGTAATATGAAACTTCGGTGATTTGGTCTTCCCACACGCCAGGAGCGGTATTGACAGATTGCCCGTAGCCGACAGGTCCGAAGAACTTGTTCGTTGCCACGGGCAGCTACTAGGCGTTGCTGTTGGCGCCGGACGGGTTCGGACGGGTGAAGGTCCAGTACGCTGTGCGGTTGCCGGAGGTCGGGATGTAGTAACCCGCCGCCGGAGTCGCCACGATGGTGATGCTGGAGTCCTTGGCGATCGCGGCCTGAGCGCCCGCGGCCAGGGTGTTGCCGTTGCCGTCCTTCCAGACGATGTTGGCGGTGTTCGGAACGGTCACGATGCCGGTCGAGGAGTCGAAGGTCGGAGTGCCCGGCGTGACAGCCACGTCGGCCGACGGCACGCTCCAGACCGCCAGCGCACCCTTGACGCGAGTCATCGCGCCGGAGATGCGGGTCTCGATCAGGTACTTGTACTGGTTGTAGTCGATGTCGAAGAAGTCGAAGAGGTTGACCTCGCCGCCCTTGTCCGCTCCGACGTTGTAGTCGCCCGGGTTGACGATGATGCCAATCAGGTTGGCCGGCGCCGTCGGGCTCTCCAGAACCTCGACCGGGACGATGTCCGCGACGTTCATCGCAGCGGCCAGGTCCGCCTTGGTCGGGTAGAGTCGACGCTGCATGCCGTCCTTGATCAGCAGCATCTTGGTGAGGTTCTGCCACGTGGTGTAGAACGTGGGCGTGCCGGTCCCCTTGTAGAACTCCATCGCGGAGAGGACGCCCTCGACGACCAGCTCCCAGTTCGGGGTCGCGGTCATGTTGACATTGACGTCCGTCTTGTACAGCTCGTGCTCGTTGACGATCGAGCGCAGGCCGGCGCCGCTGTTGGCGTTGCCCGGGTCGGCGATCTTGTCCACGTCCGCGATGTCTCGGCCGTCACCGATGAGGATCGCTCGCGCGATTTCCTCCTTCAGCATCAGGTCCATCTCGCCCTTGAGCCAGGCGATCATGTCGAAGTCGGTGATGTCGATGACATCGTCCCGGTCGACCTGCTGCTTCTTGTAGATCGTGGTCGGGGTGGTGAACCGCTTGGAGACGGAGAACCACTCCTCCCGCTTGATGTTGCCCTTGACGTAACCCTTCGCACGGGCCTCGTCCATCGTGATGTCGGCCACGATCGACTTGACGCGGGAGAACGGGCTGTGGGACAGGCCGTTGAGGAAGGGCTGCACCCACTCCATGCGCCGGCTGTTGAACTGCGGGACGTTGTCCAGCGCCCGGTACTCCGGGAACAGCACGTCCATCGGCGAGACGCCGTGCTTCAGGCACGCGTCCTCGAACGCCTGCTTGAGAGAGCCGCCCTTCATGGCGGCTTCGAACATCGCCCGCTTGTCCTCAGCGGTGAAGAGAAGGTCGGCGTGCTTGAGCTCTCCGCCGGTGCGCGGGTTGATTCCGCCGTGCTGCAGAGTGGCGGTGCCCTGAGGCCGGGTGGCGCTCTGGGTCTCGAAGACGTTGCGCGTCATGGGGGGTTTGGCTCCTTCCTGGTGGCTGAGGTCACCCTCGCCGGACTTGTTGGTGTCGGTGTGGGCGGCTTCGCCGTCCTTCTGGTCGTCGGCCACACCCTGCGCTGCGTCGTTGTCTCCGTCACCGTCGGGATCCTGAGCCATCTCGACGGCGGCGTCCACGATGTAGTTGACGACGTCCTGCTGCTCCTGGGTCAGTGAGTCCCAGACCTGCTGTACCGTCTTCGCGTCGGGTTCGGCGGAAGTGTCGGTGGTCGACGGAGCATCAGCGGTCTGAGCCGGATCGTTGATGTCGTCGTGGAAGAGTTCGAGGCCGGTGAAGATGATGGCCTCGCCTTCGAGCTCCTGCTCGAAACCATCCGAGTGACGGATGTTGACCGTGTCGATGACTGCGCCGCGGTTCGCACCAGCGAGGACCAGGCTGGTCTCGCGGATGTTGCCGTGCATGACGTTCTTGCCGTGCTCGACGAGATCGTTGGCGTAGATCGAGAGGTACTTGATGTCGCCGTGCTCGACCATGAGCTTGGCATTCTGGCCGGAAGGCGTCGCGTTGAAGTAGCCGTCCGCTCGAACCCCTTCGTCCTTGTGGTGAAGGACGGCGTAGCCGAGCACGTTCTCGATACCAGTGTGCCCATGCATGTAGACGAGCGGAACCTGCTTGCCATCCATGTGCTTGAACGCATCGGGCATGATCGTCCGACCGTCGGTGCACTTGATGTTGGCCTTGGTGGCCCAGCCACTGAAGTCAGGCACTCCCATTTTGACTGTTTCCTCCTGTCCCTACGAGTTGCTTCCGAAGAAGCGGATGAAGTGGCGGTCTTACCGGTTGTAGTTCCGGACGAGGAACTCTTCCCGGCAGATGCCTGTCGCTTACCGGGCCGGGAGGTCGTGGTGCCGGGTCCAACGGTGCTGGAGTCGGCATGTTGCTGTTGATGAGCTTGTCCGCCTTCGGATCCTTCGACGGCTTCCAGCCGATCGCCCGGCGGATGTCGTTCGCAGAAGCGATCTCGTTGCGGCTGAACATGTCCGCGATCTTGGCCATGTCTGCCATGGGAACAAGGGCGAAGGGATTGCGGAAGAACGTGATGGACTGACCTTGAGTTCGTGCCGTCTTGCTGAGGAACGTGGCCTTCATGGCTTCGATCATCGCGGTGACCAACGGCTCGATTGTCCGAACGAGATAGTTGTTCATCGTAGACTCGGTGGCCGAGCCGTTCATGATCGTGTCGGTCAGCCCGAGCTGGTCGTAGAGCATTCCAGTCAAGTACTGAATCTGATCCATGAGGTTGTTTGTCGCCGGGCGGTTGAGCTGAGTCACCTTCTCAGTTCCGTCGATGTACGCGATTCCGTACTGACTTCCCTTGAGTTGGAACTCGATGTCCTTGCGACGCTGGTCGGCTTGCTGTCGACGAGCCTCAGTCTTGATGACGTATGGTAGCTGGATGAGCATGTCCAGCTTTCCAGAACTCGACTGTTCGTCTACCTGGTCCAACATGTTGAGTTTCCGGACCAGACGCTGAAGAGTTGAACTTGGCTCGTTCATTACCTGGTAGAACGGATTCTCGACAATCGCAACCATGCTCTTGGGAAGGGTGATCTGCTGACGATAGCCCACCTTCTCGTTGTAGAGCATGACGCGAACGTGTTCGGGATACCAACCCGTAACCTCGCCGACGCGCATCGTCAAGACGTCGTACGCGTTCGAATCGATCGGATTGACACTCGTATCGACAGGGACGATCGCCGCAACTCCCTTGTCGAACAGCGTCATGAAGAAGTCTTGCCGGAACTGTTGCGCGAACTGATCGATGTTCGCTTGGACGGTGAAGCAGTTGTTCAGCCCGCTTTGAATGTCGTTCTGATACTGCCCGTCTATGTTGTTCCGGACGTGAACCGGCTGGATGTTCGCCGCGTCGATTGCCATTCTGGTAAGAACCGAAGCGACGATCGATCGTTCGTTGGCGAAGGTCAGGCGTGTTCTATCCGGACGAACGCCGAAGGTGGAACCACCGGCGTAGGATTGAACCACTTGGTAGTTCTGATCCCAGTTCGTGAACGCATTCCATGCATGCTGCAAGCGAGAGAGTAAGCCCATGAGCACCTCCCTTCCAGGGCTATTCGAAAGCTTCCTTGTTGGCCTTATAGGCGATGTAGGCGTCCATCATCGCCGCGACATTGTCGATCTTTGCTTCTTGACGCTTCTTGAGGAGCTTCCTGTTTCCGTTTGTGTCTTCCATCGTAATGGAGTTACCCATCGCGAAGGACATCAACGCCTGGTCAAATATCAACAAGCGCTGACCACTGAGGATTTTGAGTTCACCAAGCGGAACAGATTCTGACTTCGCTCCTTGAATCACTTTTTCGATCGCGTATGGACCGTTTTCCTGTTCCCATCGAGTGACGAATTCCTTGGCATTGTATGGGTCGAATCCCAAAGCACGTACGTCGTACTCTTTGTCCTCGATATGCTGATCGAGATCGTCGTAAACTTCCATCATGTCGAGGACAGACCCCTCGAGCACGTGCAAGCTACCTTCATTGATAAATTCGTCGTACTTCTGACGCATAGCTCCGGGGAGCTTCATCAATGTGAGTGACGTGATGTAACTACGAGTTTTGACGCCGAAACCCTCGTTTAGCGGGAATAAGAAAGTGAAGGCACAGAAGTCATCGCCCTGAGAAAGGTCTGCACCAAGAGCGCAAGGCATTCTCCAGAATTCTCGACGACGATGAGGAAGTGTTTCCTCATACGTAAAGAAGTAGGTGTAGCCTTCCATCGGAATTCCAAATCGCTTTGCGAGGATATCGTTTCTAGAAGCTGGAGCTTTCTCTGCTCGTTCAACGTCTAGATGGTAGGTCTCGTAA